AGGGGGGAGTATAAAAATTAAATTCTTTTTTCTTTTTTTTTCAATTTAATACCCCTAAGGGCAGTACCCCAAATGAAATATATTATATATTTGTGTAGGGACCCCCCCTATGGGCGGAATAGGCGGTACGGTAGAAAGTCGATTTTGCTGGGGTTTTTAGGGCTATCGGTAAAAATGTTAAAATAGAGCCATGAGCACAGCCACCGAGCTCACCAACCAGATCATCGATCACCTCTACCGCGCCGGAGGATATGCGTGGCGCGCCTCGAGCGTGGGAGTGTTTGATAGTAAGAGAGCCATGTTCCGGGCCTCGGCCAAGAAGGGAGTGGCGGATATTCTCGCGGTGTATAAGGGGCAGCTGATCGCTATTGAGGTGAAAATCGGCAAGGACCGGCTTTCCGATGAGCAGGAAGGTTTCCTGAAGAACATCGAAAACGCCGGCGGACGATATATTGTCGCCAGGGATTTCGGCCAGTTCGTTCAGGAATGGGAAGTACTGATGGCGCCCACTTGACATTATCTGCCAATGTGCTATACTTCCGATCGAGGTGTAGGAATGGAATGACGCTGGGGTTAGTGTATCAGCGTCGAGAAGGTGGAACGCTTTAACAATATGATTAAAGCGCTTCACTTCACATCCCCACACCTTGCCCCTAAAGGCACTTGCGTCTAAACGCGTGAGTGCTTTTTTGCTGTAAAAAAATATGACGAAAGTACCAGAACTGACAGAGGAGGAGAAGGCGGCCGGCGTAACGCTGGTGGAAGTTCCGCTTGAGGAGCTTGAGGTTGCCGATGTGTCGGATAAGAATGTTGAGAAGATGGCACGGGGTTTCATCATGGGAACGCAGGCGATTGGCCGGCGGCGGGAGATCCGGGAGGTTTTGGAAGAGCGGGTGACGAAGCGGATCGGGCGGAAGGGAAAGTATTTGACGGACAAGCTGTTCGAGCTGATCGAGGGGGTGCAGGTCGTGCAGAAGGAGAACGGCCGGGAGATCCGCTACTACAAGGTGCCGCCGAGCCTGAACGCGATCGTCTACGCGCTGGATCGGGTCTTGGGCAAGCCGAAGCAGTTTACAGAACACTCGGAAGAGAAGCGGGGGATTATCCTGGTTGAGCACGTTATTAAGAATTTAGCGTTGAGTCCCTATGGCAAGAACGGAGTTGGAAAAGATCATGACGGGGGAAAGTCCGGAAGCGAAGCCGGAACTGCAGCCGGAGATGGCGCAGCTCTTGGAGAACGCGTCCACGAAGGAGCTCGTCCGGTCGCTGTATAAGGACGACTACGGCAAGCCGTTCGAGTTAAGTGCCGGACAAGAGAAAATTTTTAACGCGATCTTTTACAAACAAGGACCGGGTGGCGAGCATCGGGTCCACATCAAGACCTTCACGCAGTACGGCAAGAGCGACACGGTGTCGATGGCGGTGCTGACTAGGGCGGCAACCTTCCCGGAGAAGTGGGCGATCGTAGCGCCGAGTCAGCCGAAGGCGAGGATCATCATGGGCTACATCATCAAGCACCTCTTCGAGAACGAGTACACTATGGCCCGGTTCAAGCTGCAGGAGGGGGAGAGTATGGATTTAGTTCGCAGGGAGCGGAGCAAGAACCGCCTGACCTTCGACATCGGAGGTAATCTGATTGGTGAGATATTCATCTTGTCGGCAGAGTCTCGTCTTAAGCAGAGCGAGGACGTGGGAAACTCCCTGATGGGTTTCGGCGCTCCGAACCTCGTTGAAGATGAAGCTGCGCTGATAAGCGACGAGTCGGACGCGAAGGCGATGCGCATGGTGGGAGGATTTACAAAGACGGGAACTGACTTCGTTGTGAAGATCGGCAACCCGTTCCAGCGCAACCACTTTCTACTGGCGCAGGAAGATCCGGCATATTACAAGATCGACATCAACGGAGAAACTGGTGTTCTCGAAGGCCGGGTCACGACAGAGTTTTTGAAGGAGATGGAGAAGAAGCCATATTATAGGGTTCTTTACCAAAACAAATTTCCGGAAGCTGACGACATCGATGCGAAGGGCTGGACCCAGCTTCTATCTGAAGATGAGGTGGAAGCGGCCATCACTACCGATCCGGGCATCAAACACATTGGCGAGAAGCGGCTCGGCAACGACGTGGCCCGCGGCGGAGCAAACTTCACGGTTTGGAACCTGCGCTCGATGAACTACATGGAAGTGCTGGCGAAGAGCCGGCAGGATAACCTCACGGAGATCGCCGGGCAAACGCTGTTTCTGATGAAGGATAAGGCGGTGACGCCGGAGAACACTTTCATCGACGATGTCGGCGTGGGCGGCGGCGCGGTTGATCCTCTCCACTATCAGCAGAAGAACGTCCGGGGCGTGAACGTTGGGATGGTGGCGCTCGAGCAGAGCCGGTTCGTGAACATCAGGGCGGAGGCATACTGGCGGTTCCGGGAGTGGCTGAAGAAAGGCGGCAAGCTTTGTGCCTGCCACCGGGACGAATGGATGACCCAGCTGCCTAAGATCAAGTACAAGCCGGACAGCAAGGGGCGGCTCCGGGTGATGAGCAAGGACGAAATGCGGGGCAATGGGATCGACAGCCCTGACGTAGCGGACGCTGGGATGTTGACCTTCGTGCGGCAGGAACATGGAGATCTCGAGGAGCGCCGGAAGAAGCGGGCAGCCAAGCATAAGAAGCAGGACTTTAACCGGGGATTGAAAGTTAAGATGGGCGGATATTAAATGGCAACCGGACTAGAACATTTTGCCAAGAAGGAACAGACCTATGTGCCGCCGGCGGTCATGTCAAACATGGCCGTACAGATTCCACCGATCTATTACTGGGAAGATGTGGTTGACGGCCAGAGTGTCCTGATGACGATGGCGTTTCGGATTCACGGCAGACTGTTTGGGATGAGTTATCCGATCGACGATCAGAATTTCGTAAAAATCGAGATATTGAGAAAGCGCCTGTTCGCGGTGGTGAAGGAATCATTGGACGTGTTGGTTCATCACGGCGAGAAGGTACTCGACGCGTTCGGGAACATCAACCCGAAGCTGGTCAACGACGAAGAGGCAATTCGGTACAGACTCGATAAGTATTGGGATAAGAAGGTCGCGGCGTTCAATAAACTGGTTAGGGTCGCGCCGATCACCAAAGCGAAAGCGGTAGAGATGAAGCTCGTTAAATAAACAGTCATGCCCGACGAAATCCTACAATCGAAGGCGGAATATAAACCCTCTGAAGAACAGAAGGCGCGGATTAAGTTTGTCTACGAGGAGCGCGCGATCATGATCACCGCCCGCAATCAGACCTATGTGCAGTTCAACGACCGGACTCTGAAGGAGTTCATCGACGACAGCGAGAAGCGCCTCAATGCCTATGTTTTGGACAAGTCCAGTCAGGGCAAGGAGGATTGGCAGGCGAACTTCGCCACGCGCGCGTACGCAAACAAGGCAAAGGCCCTGCTTGCGGCAACGGCGCGCGATATCCCGGATATGCACATCAAGGCGGTAAACGACCGTGACCAGTTTGATCACTTCGGCGCCGACATCAGCAAGACCCTGATCCGTCATTCCTACAATCAGGGTAATCCGCAGGAAGATCTTTTCTTCCTTGCGTGGTCAAATGTCGGACACGGCACGGTACTGTCCTGCGAGGACATTCAAAAGAACATTTATCAAAAATCTCGGATCAAGAGTTTTGACATGATGACCGGAGACGTGGAAGAGGAAACACTCGAGAAGGAATCCTACGGCGAGCCATACAGCTACGAGATCCCGCTCATGAACCTGCTAATCAAGAACTTTTATATCCGGGATATTCAGGAGCAGCCGTCGATCATCCATGAAACCTTTTACGCGGACCGGGAGCGTTTTGACGCGATCTTCGGCAAGTATCCGAACGCAGATAAGGTGAAGGATCTCGCCGACATGAAGAAAGAAGAGCACGATACTTATTTCCATAAAGCATGGAGTGAGAGCGTCGAGAGCGGCAAAGGTTACCTCGTTTCGCGCTACATGAATAAATATAAAGGCCGGCGAGGAATGTACCGGATCATCGCGAATGGCGTCGAGCTGTACAACGGCCAGATGCTGTGGGCTGACATCACGCGCAAGGGCATGGGCCGGCCGGTTTATCCGGTGGCAAAGACGATCTACGAACCGTTTGCCAACACCGACTTTTTCTACGGAAACTCCCAGCCGAACTCGGCGATGGGCGAAGGCGATACGCTGAACACCCTCTATAACTCTTCGCTCGACAAACAGTACCGTTCGTTGGTGCCGCCGCTCCTTGTCGGTATGATCAACAAGGATATGCTTGATCTCGAGGATGAAACGGTTGCCGGTGATACGAAGATCTACGTCGATGACATCAGTCAGGTGAAGCAGCTTGAGATGCGCGGTATCACAGACTCTGACGTGAAGATGATCGATTTGATCTCGAAGGGATTGGATCTCACCACGCTGGATCCGCAGCAACAGGGGGTGGCGCAAAAGTATGTTACTGCCCGGGCCGCGGTAGCCGCGGACGAGCGCGCGCGTCAGCTCAAGGGCGTATTCTTCATGTTTATGGAATCGTTGTGGCTGCAGAAGGTGCGCCTGCGCCTGCCGAACATTCTCTTGACCTATACCATGCCGAAGCTGGTCGAAGTGATCGGCAAGGACGGCTCGAAGAAGATGGTTGAGAAATTTAGGACGTTCAACGTCGATAGAACGGAGCTTTCTGACGGAACGCGCGGTACATTGGGGATTGAGTTTCGGTCGCGTGATGAGATGAAGGACCGGAAGGCGGTGCGGCTCGATGTCGAGGCGGAAGAAGAGCGCAACTACCTCGCCGGCAAGCCTTACGAGAAAGTAGTGATGACGTACGATCGGCTGGAAAAACTTTCCTTTGATATTGAGATTATTCCGGAAACGTTAT